CTACACAAACAAGGTAGGTATTTTATCGTACATTTTAAAGAATTATTTGCACTTGATGGTAAACCCACAAATTTTTCTGAAAACGATCAAGCAAGAAGAAATACTGTAGCAAACCTTTTGGCTGAATGGGGTCTGATAAAGTTGTCAGAACCTAGTGTGACAGAGGAATTAACTGTTCCTCTTAATCAGTTGAAGATCCTGTCTTTCAAGGAGAAAGACGAATGGAACTTAACTGCAAAATATAATATTGGAAGCAAAAGGAGTGAGGATGGGGAAGGTTAGTCAAGAACCATTAAAGTATTATAAACTACACGAATCTGTTAAAGAACCATATTTTGCAACAAAAGGATCAGCATGTTTTGATGTTCATGCATGTCTGCTCACTGGCACAAAATATGAGGTGAATCAAGATACACTAAATAGAACTATTGAGAGAAGTGTAAAAAATGATTCAATAGAACTATTCTGTATGGAACGAGTTATGGTTCCAACAGGATTAATTCTGGATATTCCAGAAGGTTATTCCGTGAGACTTCACTCGCGGTCTGGTTTGGCATGGAAAGATGGTATTTACCTCACAAATTGTGAAGGTGTGATTGATTCTGATTATGTTGAGCCAGTTTTTGTAATGTTAACCAGCATATCTCAAGCTCCTAAACATATTAAACATGGAGATAGGATTTGTCAGGCTGAACTGGTAGAAAAGATTTATCATGAATTTGAAGAAATCAAAGAACCACCAAGTCAAAAGACAGATAGGTATGGTGGTTTCGGTTCAACAGGCAAATAAGGGAGAAAAACATGCTAGAAAAGGTTTTAGGCTGGATTCGTTCTATTACAGAACTAGGATTAGCAGTAATTGCACTCGGAGTAGTACTTCAAGTTATCTTTGGAGCAGCTGTTCCATTCTTGGGTCTTGACATCGTTGGTTCAGTAGTTGGGTTGGTAAAACAACTCGGTGCAGAAGGCCTTGTAGGATTAGTTGCTGTTTGGGTACTTTGGGGTATTTACTCAAAGAAGTAATCCAGATACTTGACAAATCGTATAAATATGTTATACTAGAATAAAGGGTGAACAAAAGGTTGACGGACCTTGGGTATACTCATAATACAAGCCACGAGAGCGGCTTGAGTGAGACAGTTCACGGATGGTGCCGAGGCTACCCTTCTGGTAACAGAAGGGGGTCACATCCCGCATACCAGCGGGGGTTCTGGTGCAGAGGGTAAAAAGCTACGGAAGTTCGTTCCCCGATGTTGTAGGTACGCCGAATCCTACTACCCACCTCACCCTTTTTTTCAAAGGTTATATATTATGGAAACAAAATACAAATTATTAGTTAAAGGAGTTGGTAATTATGGAGCCGACTCTCTTACCGAATTATTTTGGATAATTTTTAGGCATCGTTGTGAACACTTCTTCAAGGGAGAAGGGTTTCGCGATTGAGGTTGTCCATAGTGGAAACCTCACTTAACAGACTCGTCGCTGTGTGCTTCAGGATGAGTTTATTATTAACCTCGCTTTATAAGGAGGCATTATGGTACTAGCACGACACTCCGCATTTACTCCCCAAGACTTTCAAAAAATGATGGGACTCACAGTTGGGTTCGATACATTCTTTGATAGACTATTTGATATGGACTCTACTCGCGATTCGGGGTATCCACCATATAACATTCGGAAACTGAACGAAGTTCAGTATGTCATAGAAGTAGCCCTGGCAGGGTTTTCAAAAGATGACATAGAGGTTGAAGTAACCGATGGTAAATTGGTTATTCGTTCAACCGAAGACAAAGAAGGTGAATCTCAAAGTGATTCATTCGTTCACAAGGGAATTGCCAAACGAGCATTCTCTCGTTCTTTCACTCTTTCCGATGATATTATTGTAAAGGGAGCAGATCTCAAGGATGGTATGTTGAATATTGAGCTTGAGAAAGTGATACCAGAAGAGAAGAAGCCACGGCTGATTCCTATTGGTTCTTAATTATGATGTGGAGGGAGTTTAAAAGCTCCCTCTCTATAAATAACTTTGAAAGGAGATTGTATGGCAAAGAAAAAGAAAGTCCTTAAAGAAGTTATGTTTGAAGAAGAAGTTCTTGAAGAAGAAACTATTCCAGAACCACAACTACTTCAAGAAGAATCCAAAAAAATGTCAAAGGATTCTTTTCTTAAATCAATCGGTCTTCAAGATAGGCCTGGTTCAATTCGAGCAATAGAAGCTTGGGAAAAGTATTCTAAAGAATAGGAGATGATATGTTACCAATGTTGTTAATGAATGTGATTACTGGTCTGGTTGCTGATAAAGCACAAGATTTGGCCAAAGATCATGTTTCAAAAATGATTGATGATGTGATACCAGAAAATGCAAAAGGTGCTTTGGATGCAATAGTCAAGGCTGATCCAACTCAACCTGCACAATCTCTCACAGAGATGCTTGAGTCTGGTGTAAAAAGTAATTTAGATATTCCAGATATGGAACTTAACCTCAAAATAAAACTTAATACTGAAACAGGTAAGTTTGAGGTGGAAACAGTATGAAGTTAAGATTATCACAGAATTTTTGGTTAAGTGAACTTACGAAAAGTTCAACTGCTGACAGGATGGGTATTGAGAATGAGCCAACTACAGAAGAGATCGTAAACCTCACAGTATTGACTCATCATGTGTTGCAACCTGTCAGAGATAAGTTTGGTGTTATAACAGTCAACTCTGGCTATAGAGGTCCAGAGTTAAATGCTAAAGTGGGTGGTTCTAAAACTAGTCAACATTGTTTTGGAATGGCAGCAGATTTTGAACAGCTGGGAACTCCTAACGGAGAAGTTGCTGAGTGGATTGCAAAAGAGTTAGATTTTGACCAGCTAATTTTGGAATTTTATACTAAAGGACAACCAAACAGCGGATGGGTACATTGCTCTTTCAACAAAGATGGTTCAAACCGAAGAGACATAAAGACGGCTCTGAGGGTAAACAAAAAGACCAAGTACGAAAAGGGTCTAGTTTATTAGTTGGACTGTTTCTAAAAATATATCTTCAGTTTTTATTCACCATTGGTCTGTTTCAATCCAAACGAACTTGGGTTGACAAGCAGATCAAATGGTGTTATAATGTCTTTGACAAGTTTAAAATCCCCTATCAAAAATGGTATTGAATGTTTTACACAAATGTTTTACCTTTCGGTAATTACATTGCCCTGAGAGGTATAGACTCTAATGGCATGTCTTTCCGCAGGAAAGTTCGCTATGACCCTACCTTATTCGTTCCTTCACAAAAACCTTCAAACTGGAAAACTCTTGACAATAAAAATGTATCGCCTGTAAAATGGGGGTCCATGAAAGAGACAAGAGAAGCCATGAGAAGTTATCCTGGCGATGTTTTTGGTATTGAGGGTTTTCAGTATTCTTACATTGCAGAAAACTATCATGGAATGGTGGACTATGAACTTTCCAAAATCAAAATTGCCTTTATTGATATTGAGACAAGTTCTGAATATGGATTTCCAAACATCAGAGAAGCCAATGAAGAAGTTCTTGCCATCTCAATCAAGATAGGTGATGATTTCAAGGTTTATGGTTGTGGTGAGTATGAACCAGCTGATGGTGTGATGTATGTAAAGTGTAGAGATGAATCACAACTATTGGAATACTTCATCAGAGATTGGTCTGCAGATTATCCAGATATTGTAACTGGTTGGAACTCTCGTTTCTTTGATATTCCATATCTCATGAATCGTATCATTAGGATTCTTGGAGAAAAACCTGCACAGAAAATGTCGCCTTGGGGTTGGTACAAAACAAACGAAGTAACTCTTGTCGGCAACAGAAAACAGCAGATCTATGATATAGTTGGTGTGTCAAGTATTGACTACATGGATGCATATCAAAAGTTTACCTATGTGAATCAAGAGTCTTATGCTCTGAATCACATTGCATATGCTGAACTTGGTGAGAAGAAACTTGACTATTCAGAAGCATCAACTCTCCATGAATTGTATAGAACAAATTTTCAGAAGTTCGTAGATTACAATGTCCATGATGTGTATCTCGTCTGTAAACTTGAAGAGAAGATGAAACTCATGGAAATGATCATCTCACTGGCATATATGGCCAAGTGTAACTTCAATGATGTTTTCTCGCCTGTGAAGAT